ACTTTACGATTTTGATTCAAAGCTTTAAAGTTAACAAACTTTCTATGTTCATAGTAGTCACCAAGATGCAATATATTCTTAATGTTATGTTCTTTCAAATAAGGAAAGAAGATCTCAGAATAGAATCGTTCTTGATAGTTTAAGAATACATCAGATGAGTTACGTACACCACAATGAGTATCATTTAGGATAGCTATTTTCATTGTTCTTTATACTCATCTAGTTGATATGTTACTAAGAATGTGTCCCATAGTTTCTCAAACCGCATTGCATATAGCTCTTTAATTCCCATTAGTCCATTTGCTATTCTATCACATGTTTCTGGTGGAATATCATCAAACTTTGGGTTATCCATTATTGTTTCCACTAATAGATCAACATCATCTACTACATTCCAACAATTCATTATATCATGTTCTAAATCAAATCTATCTTTCATAATAATTCTCTCTTTAAGCCAAGTAAACAATTAAATCACAAAACAAACTGAAGCCGTAGAATAACACAAAGCCCCATGTAACGTAAGCAAAACAATAAATAATATCGTCAATCATAATCTATACCATAAACAATTCAAGTTTTTTTGCAGATGCTTCTATCTTTTCTTGCTTTGCAAACTGCTTAACAGCTTCGTCCTTAGTCTTAATAATATCAATCCGACTTTTAAGTTGATCAACATACGCTCTTGTATCAGCTGCAGCCTGTTGATCCATACCCATATCCATGAAATCCTCAACACCCATACGTTCAATGAATCGATGCTTTATATCTTGTTGTTTCTTTTCTTTCGTGATACGTCGAATAAATGCAAAGAAGCAAATCTGAGTAAAGTAAGAGAATGCATTAGGATTACCAGTACGTGTAGCAGTCTCAATATTATAGTTACGAATAGCTCTTAAACAGTTTTCAACCGCATCCATTACCATTTCATCACGATATGTGTACCGAACAAAGTTCGGTCTGTGAGACAGGCCTTCAGATATCTTCATGAAACATGTTGCAATATAATCAGTCACCTTTGGTGGTACTTCATCTTTAGCTATTGCATCATTTACTGCTTTAACATAATCGACAACAGCGTACGAAAACTCTCTGTTATTGACGTAGTGTGGTTTTTCTTTTGGTTTAAGTTTTTTAGTCATATATTATCTCCATAATAAGCATATTATAACATAGTTTACGGCGAATGTACACCATTAAATTAATTAAAATAAAGGTGTACAAATACGCGATTATGTGTTATAATAATATAGTTAACCGGGGAGGCAGAGGTATACTAATTTTAATGGTATGTTTTATTCTTATCTGGAATCAGATCTGGAGTATTGTCATCTTCAAAGTCTTCAATATCAAGGTCATCAATATCATTAACCTTTTCATCTAAAGAGATGGCAAACTTGACGTATGTTTCTTTAATGTTACCAGCTACAGCAGCATGTGCAACTACCATCGATTTATCGATGGTGAACGTATTACTTAAAGAGAGATCAAACCAAGGTACTAACCGATACATATCAGCTTTATTCTCATTTGCTTCTACTTTAAATGGTCTATCTACTACAAAGTTAGTTTCATTATTGTTTGCAACTAAACCTATGATCTCATCACCATTCATAAGTTTAAATTGTCTAATTGGCATTTCTTCTATTTCACTCATATGTTTATCTCATATACTTTGTATTTAAATTTCTCTCTATTATATATCTTTATTCTTTCAGCCGCATGATTCAACGTATAATTCTTTGAGCTCTTCCAATGTAAATCATCAGCTATATCGTACACCTTTGTAGCTTTACCATCAGCTGACTTACGCAATCCTCTACCAATTGATTGAAGTACTCTTACTTGAGACTTCGACGGTGATGCAAAGATTATGTTGTTCAATCTTTTTATATTTATGCCTGTAGAGAACGTACCAACTGAAGCTACAATAATTGCATCAGCTTCTCCTTCAGTAATAGCTCTTATGTTCTCCCTGTCGTCTACTCCAGTTTCACCAGATACATAGAATAGCTTACGATTGGTTCTACCCATTTCTTCTAGCTTCTTTGTTAACATATCATGTAATGGTTTACCGTGTTTGTCGACGTATTGAAACAGAATAAGAGTATTACCATCTTGATCTAAAGCAAGGTTCGATATAAACTGATTACGAGGATCATGTCTTACAATAAAGTCCATCTCTTCCTGATACTTCACCTTTGAGATTTGCTTACAATATTCATCAGCGTACTTAAGTAGTAATACCGATACATCTAAATCAGCCAAATCTTTCGAATCAATCAACGCTTTAGTAGTAGTCACCTTATGAACTGGACCGAACAAACCTTCTAATACGAGCTGGTGTGTCTGTGTTCCATCTAATGTGCCTGTTGTACCAATTCTATATTTAGCATTACAACACTTCTCGAGGATTGCTGTCAATGATTTTGCTTTAAAGTTATGTGCTTCATCACCAATAATCATACCATAGTCAGCAAACCATGGAGCACGTTCCTTATATATCGACTGCCATGTACTAATCACTACCCGCTGTCTTATATCATACTTCTCTTTACCACCATAAATCTTATGACAATTCTCTTCTACATCCCATTCATCGTATTGACTATAATCACCAAAATCAGAATACATTTGTTCTACAAGAGATGTAGTCGGCACAATCAGTAACACGTTTCTGTCAGTGTATGTACTTAAATAATAACGTATTGCCATGTAAATGATTAGTGACTTACCAGAAGCTGTTGGAGAGAGCAGTAAGGATTGTCTATTACTCAAAGCATGATGCACTGCTGCTTGCTGATATCCTCTCGCTTCAATCTTATTACCACCTGCAGTTAAATGTAACTCACTTAATAGTGCAGGCACATCAATATTCTCAACAGCATCTATTCGACCATAGTGATGATTATCAACAATTTCTATATCGTAATCCCGAGATGCAGCAAACTCACGAAGGTATTTAAACAAACCAGTATATAACTGCTTTTTACGAACATCATATAAGCGTATCTTACCGTCCCACATCTTGTTTTTATAAGCAGGCATGAACTTATATCCCGGAACGTAAAAACAGAAATGATCTGATAATTCCATTTCAATACCAGGATCTGTTTGTATATTCAGAAATACATGATTTGCTTTAGATACAACGATCTTATCCATTATACTCCACTTGTGAACTTATGCCATTCTATAATATTTTTGATATTCTGATGTCGCCACTTAACATTCTCTAAGATTTCTTTTAGAGTCTTATCAAGTTCTTCAAGGTATTCGATTTTAGATTGTGCTTCTTGTATAACAGGATCGGAGTCATAGAATTTATCCATGTCTCCTTTAAGTACGGTAAGACCATTAAGTGGATCATAACCCCAACCGAGATCATCCATCTCTTGCTTAGATAGTTTACCGTTATAGTGTAACCACTTATTTTTAAGCAATACTTTAAACTCAGCTTCACGTCGTCTTAACGTAAGCTTATTGATGCTCATAAGTTCTAGGTATTTACCATGAAGTCTGGCAGATTCGCGAGATGCTTCATCTAACTGCATTTCATCTATCACGCAATCTCTATGCCACATTTCTAGAATGGATTTTAAATCAATCATATAGTTGTAACCTTATCAATCAGTATTATAATTATATATATATGCCTATTTTATTTCAAAGTATGAGTACTTAAATGTTACTTCAGCAGTAAGATACTCAACACCAGTCGATGTATCAAATTGCAAACCAGATAATGCTGTTGGGAATACGTCTCTAAACTGTACTTCCTTTGATTTATTGTTATGTGAATTTAGTATAATAAGAGTAGCATCTGACATTAACTCACTCATTTCTTGTGCACCATTCACAATGTCATTCATCCAATTAAATGTTTCAAGATAGTTTTCCATGTTCTCAGTGACATTAAAGCGTATAGTCAAATCTTCAAAGTTGATTCGATCGCCGATAAATCCAATATTAGCACCTTTATATGGAACAGCAGCCTCAGCCATATTTATTCCAGGTAAACCTGCAGCCGTACAGAAGTACTCTAAGTTTGGATACTTGTTATAGTCCATCTTTAGTTGAAAGCCCGTAGGACTTAGAAAGTTCTTATTAGTTGTAACTGCCATAATTTATCTCCGTTATATCTTTATTTATACGTAAAAAAAGAGGGATCCGAAGATCCCCCTTTCTAGTTTACTTCGAAGAAGTTATTACTAATTATACACCAGTAATAAGATTACGACGGAAGTAAGGGTTAGTACCCGCACCAACTGTGCCAAGATTCTCTGTGATAGCAGCATCTGACTCAACAGCGAATGGGTTAGAAACAAGACCGTAACGAGTCTTGAAGCCAACTTTAGGCTGGAAAGTACCGGCATTAACAGCTTTAAGCTGAGTTAATGGTACGTATGGGCAGTAGTAGATACCAGCGTCATAAGAGTTAGTACCCTTATAACCAACAGTAGCATACTCGTAACCGGCATAAGGATCGACATATACTTTCATGCCATTCTTAAGAGTACCAGCGAAAGTGTTACCAGCGTTATCAACAACTAGAGAACCATCAGTGATACCTGAACCGTAAGCCAAAGCACCAGCAGCAGATAGAGCAGCAGCAACTGAACTTGAGCAGATTACATAGTTACCTTTACCGCGACGAGTTTCCTTAGCGATAGTGTTAGCTTCCTGTTCTAGACGGAAAGCTAGAGCTTGGAAACGCTCTGCCTGCCAACGTCCGCCACCATTATCAGTAGCATCAGTTAGAGCGATGATACCTTTACCAGTACCACTAGTACCAACTTTAGCCTGAAGATTGATTTGCTTGATAACTTCACGGTTGATTTCACCAAGGATTTCAGCAGAAAGGATATTAGCCAATTCAGATTCAGCGTCTAGACCGTGTACAGCTTTAAGGTCTTGAGCCAATTCCATAGTGTAAGAAGCCTGTAGAACTCGTGTCTTAGCAGTTACAGAAACTTTCTCAACAGTGAAACCCATTTCAGCAGGAGTAGTACCTTCACCAGTTGCAGTAGCAATACCAT